GTTGGTTGGTAAGTCAAAGCTAGGGACAACATGTTTACTCCTACTAAATTCTGGGAACGCTGCACCTTCAGTGACTTCCCAGTCTCCTTCTAATAATCTCTTACGTTCAACCTCTGGTAGTGAACGCAACATAGCTTCGTATTGTCCGTCTGCTAACAAGTACGGATTGTCAGTCAAACGTGCAGGTATGAACCTACGATAAAATAATGGTTCTCCTTCCTTTTCGTGACCTTTGGGCCACAAGAAAGGTTTACCAGTTTCGATATCCATTGCAGCGAAAGTTGATCCGTGTTCAGATGGATCGATATACATCTTCTTAACCCACCAACCACCAACCCCTCCGGGGTTTGCTGTGCAACGCATATACAAATGCTCTTGTAACTCTGGGTCGGTTGTTCTTAGTCGTGAACGAAGATAATCCCAAACGTACGGAGATGGGTATTGGGTTATTTCGTCTATGCCTATCCAGTTAAATGCTTGACCTTGAAATCGAGTTACGTCTTTGTCTTTGTCCAAGTATGTAAACCAAATCGTTGCACCTGATGGAAAGTGCCACGTTGATTTTGATTCTCTAAACTTTGCACCCGGAAAAGCTTTAGGGTATAGCTGTCGTGACTTATCAATAAGTTCTGTTAGCTCATCCAGAGTACGCCTAAGAAGAAGCCCACGATGGTTGCTATTATGGCAGTACCGTAACGGATCTGCCAACAAGGCGAAACTTTTGCCACCCCCGGCTGAACCACCATACAACACATCCCTTTCAGACGAAGACAAAAACTCTTCCTGAGGCCCTTCATTCGGCTGAAATACAATTTCACGCCCACCAACAAGTTCATTAACTGCATTTGGCAAGCCTTGTAAATCTGTTTGATCAATAAGTGTGGTTTCATTACTGTTGATTGCTTTGTCGACTTTTGTGATTTTTTCTTTGAGTTTCTTTGCATAATGCCTTTTATCCTCTGCCTGTTTAGTAGCTTTTGCTGCTCGTTTTTCTGCATCTCGTAACCTCTTTTGTGATTGCTTACGTGCTTTTACAGCGAAAGAATAGTAATAGTTTGATTTAGGTGCGTTGGGATCTTTCTTAGGTCGCCCACGCTTTCGTTGTTCGGTCATTAATCAGTTATTGGTACTTTACGAATTGTTGTTTTAGAATATATTTTACCACCTGAAGCAAATTTAAAATTTCCCCTTTTATCAACTGATAAATCTTTTTTCTTTTTTAAATCAGGATATGATCTATCTATCTTTTGAGACTTAGCTATTTTTTCCCCACTGTCTCTTACATTTTGCATAACTTCTTCTAGCGTAGTGCGAACACCCATTCTAAAACTTGCTTTTGCATCTTTATTCATTTTATCGTAGTCATCTACTTTTGCAAAAATTTCTCTAATCTCTCTCTGTTTACTTTTTTCCAAATCTTTATTGTAAAGATACCGTGCTAAAGCTCTTAAAGGAGTTGTTACATATCCTAGCTTTTTATCATCAAACTTTTTTTGAATTTGTTTTATTTTATCGTTAGTGTCCATCGATAGTTACCCCTTTTTTCGGTGGAAGTAGTACAACACCGTGTATGGCTTGTACATTTACGTTAGTTGTTTCTTGTTTACCCAGTCCGACCCTGTTTAAAAGCGATTCTGCAGCCCTGAAGCGTAGATCGTCTCCTCTTTCAGGTACTGGGTTGTCAATTGTGCTTACAAGGCGTGTAGCCGCCTTAAATGCGTTCATAGACAGTACATTTTGTGTACGTCTGATAATCTCATCTGCAAGTGAATTACGTAACCATGTGACTGATCCCTTCGCATATCCTGCTTTTACGGCTGCATCGGTTACATTTCCACCGTTATCAAAGAGGTTTTCAAGAAACTGCTCTTGTTGTGGTGTTATTTCACGTTCTTTTTTTGTTTGTTTGGGTAGTAGATTTGGCACAACGGTATGCTCTTGGTTGCATATTAGGTCTATGGTAAGGCATTTCCATTGCTATTTCGTAAACTCGTGCCAAACATTTGTCTTTTGTGACGTATGGCCCACGAGTATCCTGCAATTCCTCACAATATTGAGGTAATTGTGGCTGTCCCCATAGACATGCTAGTACAAATGCTTCAAACATAGACTTATTTTCGGTTAAATTACACGAATTGTCAATAAATAAAGCGTAATACACGTAAAAATACAAATAATACTTGGTTGCATGTGCTTTTATTGAGTATTCGTTACTTTTATAATAAGAATATACAGATAAATAGTCAAGTAATAAATTATTTTATTGACAAACCGTAAATCCGACTATACAATCGGAGTGTAACCCTCCGGGAAATACACTATACCCCCCAAAATAACTGTTCTTAGTATAGGGACACGCTCTCCCTGCAGCGTTTATCTATATAGGGTATCCCAATACGTTGCACCGTAATGTGTACAAGTAACTAATTTACCAAAAAATATGGCTAGATTGCATACAAGTACCCAGTACCCCCCAGTGGCCCTTGCGAACCATATAGCTGTTACAGCAAACCAAAGGCAAACAATGTCAACATTTTATTTTATTTAGATCAAGCCTAGAATATTAATCTTTCGTGTGTACATATGCGTAAACTTCCATTGACATTTTTATAACTCGTACAATTAACCCAAGATATAAACCTTTTATTGCTATATTGCGTTTATTTACTCGTATGAAGCATAAAAGAATAAACCTTTAATATTAATCATTTAAGTATTTATTAAGGTTATACGCAAAGAAAAACCCCCCAAGCTAAACTTGGAGGGCATTTTGGAGGAAATACGCTTAATGCGTAATATTATTATTGCATCAAATCAGTATTTAATGCAACAAGTTTATATTCACCAGACTTAATTTTTTTTCTGGTTTCATGGATATCTTCACCAAGAAAAACATTTCTATATCTTCCAGTTGTTGAACTATAATCCCAGTATTCACGATCTAGATATATTTGATAAGTGTCGCCATCATCAACCTTAGTTGCAACAATAGAATTATATGATTGAAATATAGTTCTTTTTAAATAGTCAGATACTTCAGTAATAATGAATTGGTTTACTACTGGTTTACCTTGCCTATTTTCCATATTTTTTACCTTAATCATTTTCATTATTGCACCTTTTCTTTCTTCTTTGATAGTTCAATCAATTCTTCTAAATCGTATTGATGATGATCTTTCTTCATAACTACCCTTGAGTGATCATTAAAGAATACGTAACGACCAATATTCATTTTATCAGCTAGTTTTTTTTGATTTGCTTTTGATACCACACAACTAAATTTGCTTTTTAAAACTTCAATAACTTGATCAGTGGTAGTATTAATTGAAATAGTCCCAACATGATCATTATTTTCATCGTACATACGAATAAAAAAAGCTCCAAAGTCATCAAATAAAGCGTATTGAATTGTTATTCTTTGACCACCAATTCTAGTCACTTTGAAATTATCTTTTTCTTTATATTCGTTTTTATAAAGTGTGATTGATGTATTTATATTGTTAGTCATTTTTATTTTCTCCTATGAAAAAAGGCTAGATTAATTTCTAACCTAGCCTAATTAAATATTATATTTTTTATTTAGTCAATTAATAATATAAATTATAAACTACCTTTTTATTAACAAAATATTTATCTGAATAAGTATTATATGATATAACTTTTTCATTAAATAATACTTCAATCCAATCATTAACAACACCTTTGCGTAAGCCAGTTCGTCTGACAATTGAATTGACTTTTAAGCCATGTGAAGCTTGTGACAATACAAAAAATATAAGTCTTTTGTCAGTGTTGATTAAGCCAATTGCTTGATAGTGTGACCAAGCTTGACGTAATGACTTAGCCATGTCAAAAATTCTGACACGACTACGTGACGATTTACCGTATTTCTTAATAGCGTTTTCGCTTACTATTTCAATACCTTCGATTATGTCTGATATTTTTCTAACTGTACTCATTTCGTAACCTCATAGTCTACTTTAATATTCCACGAATAAACAAGAGGAACTACTGGATCTTCATCTATAGTAATACCTAAGTCTGTTAGAACGTCTGCAACCATTTCACTGACCAATTCTGTATTTTTCTTACTTAAATTATCAGTAATGTTAATCGTTTTTACACTCATTGTTTAAACCCCTTTCATTCTGATATTAGTTATACGATCAGCTATAACAATACCGTTGCAAGTATCACAACATCTACCGTCAGCTAAAGGTAAGGCATTATTGCCCTCGTACCAATATGTGTCGATACCATCCCTATCTTTACCAAGATATTTTGGTGTAATAGTTTGATTACAAACGACACATATTTTGAGTTGAGATTTATCTATAGTCATATAATTTCCTTCCTATTATAAAATTAATGATATGATAGCTACGATTAAAATAATCATAGCTACCTTATAAATTGTCGCAATTAAATCTGTCATTAGGCTACTTCCAATTCCTTCCAAGCATCACATTCAATGACATCTCTAACTTCATCGTTACGTGTTCTTTGTACAGATGGAACATCAGCCGTAGATTTACCACTACGAATTTTTTGTAGTTTCATCTCTTTAGTAACTGGATCAAAAACTTCTCTTTCAATAGTTTCGTCAGTATGAGTTGCCCAATGCT